TCAAACGATCACAGCTGGATATCCTTTTTTCTTTAGTTCTTCTGCTAAACGTTCCGCATTTTTTCGATCACTGAACACCCCGACTTGGACGCGATACAATTTTCCGTCAGACGGTTTTTGTGTTGTCTGTGTTGAATTTTCTTTTTTCTTTAAGCCAAAGGCTTTAATAATACCTTGCACGTGGCCGTATATAATTTGTTGCAAGAACTGCTCCGATTTTAATTTGACAGCATCGTTGACATTGTCAATGAACAAGTTTTCTGTCAAAATGGCCGGCATTTTCGTTTCCCTCAAAACCGCATAGTTAGCTCGTTTCTTACCACGATCGTTAACATTACCAAGCGATTTCATGATTTCCGCATGAATGACATTTTGATATGCAATCGTTGCTGAGTTAGCGTTGGGGTGTACATACGATTCGAACCCCGTTCCTCCTCCAGCATTGATATGCACACTTAAAAAGAAATCTGCTCCTGTTTTATTTGCAATGGCTGCTCGTTCAGATAACTCAAGAAAACGGTCATCTGTGCGTGTGTAAAGTATTTCAACGCCTTCATACTCTTCAAGCATCTTACCGATATGTTTTACGATAGCAAGCGTCAGGTCTTTTTCCCTCAACCCATTCGCAATAGCACCGGGATCGTGTCCGCCATGGCCAGCATCCAGAACGATCTTCATTTCTTCTCCGCCTCCTTGCTTTTCCCTTTCAACACTTCCACCGCCTGTGTCAGCCGCTCTGGCACGGGTACACCCATACGTCCAGCATTTTCAAAAATACTCAACAATTCATTTGCCATATAAAAAACGATAGTCGCATCGCGGAACATATTTTTTGTTCCAAGTGCGCTATCGACCAAATGAGCCAGTGCAACCATGACAAAAATCATGACCTTCCTGACGATCCCTTTGAATCCGACCTTGCTGGATAAAGTTCCTTCTGTGTATCCCGCCACCATTCCAGTTCCGTAATCAATGATCACCATCCAAAATAATACGAGTAGCAGCCCTGTTGACTCGCCAAATAAATACCCAACCACAGCCCCCAGCGTGACCGCGACGGTCTTGTAAATGATATCGAATCGTTCCATATGTTTCACCTCAATAGCTATCAATGTAAAGATCGTAAGTCAGCTTCATCGTATTTGTGTTCGTTTTTGTGACCGGACTAGGCAAAAGGTTACGCGCACCGATAAAACCAATAGGTGAAATGGTAATAGTTCTTTTTGTCGTATCACCGTTCGACGGAGTAAGATGCCTAATCTCTAAAAACTGTTTATCGTGTTGGCTAAATACAATTGGAAAATAACTATAACTGTTTGAACCTGCAGGTGCAGGTGTATTCTTACTAAAATCCAATGTTGAACGGTCGAGAAAATAATTGTAGCCATTATACACACTCATAAAAAACATGTTTAATTCAGGTAAATAATGTGCTGGGTATATGAGATCTGTTGGTGAAATTGTTGTTGATGAAATCATTCTTACTTCCAAGGGACTAGACAAGTTACTTATATCATACCTTGCCACTTGAAATGGATATGATGATCCAGTGTTTGTTCGAGCACCAATATAAAATTCTTGCCCCGCAATACAGAAAAATTCTTTTGGATATCCAGAAAACGATCTAGTTGTTTGCGATGTTCCTGGAATATTTTTTGACATTCCATTTGTACCAAAACAAAATAAAGTATTAGCAGTAAATACATATATATCCCCATTCGATGCAATATCAAATACATCTATACTTGTTGTATTCAATACCGCATATACTGCTCCATTTGTTATTTCTTTTGTTTGTACATCGAAGTCATACATCAATATCGCGATCTTATTTGATGATGCTTCTCTAGCTGCAAAATATAACTTCCCGTTTTTAAAGCGAGCTAAAATATTATTTAAAAATACATATCCATTCGGGGCAGTAACTTGCACGGTTTTTTTACCTATCACCCCAAAAATTCCGTTAAGGAACGGATCATAATTCCAATATACACTTTGGAACGTTCCATTTGCTGCGTGCGTTGGCCAGTCATAGACAAGGTGAATGTGACCAGGCTCCACAAAACTTTCTGAAGAGTTTAGAGACCCTCTTTTCGTATCGCTACCTGAATATGTTGATTTCTTCCCTGCCCATCCAATCACGCGACCACGCATAATGATTTCATTTTCAGGATCTTCGGGACCGTCATAATCAGTCAAAATGATATTACTCATGGGAAACGATCCAAAATACCAAGGAACATCAAAAATGGTATTGTATTTAGATAAACTGTCCATAGGACCATTATATCTAGGTGAGGTATAACTTGTGTCGAGAGAATCTGCCAAAAAGGCAAACAAAGCCGCTTGTCGTTGTAGTTCCTCCATGATTTTCGAAATAAAGTTCTCACTCTCAATGCGTTCGACGATTTTTCCAGTCCATGCATCAAACAGCTCAACCGTATGCACGCCTCGCACCGTTTTAAAAGGCTTTTCTTTAACGATTTCTAGCACTTCCCCAGTCAAGAAGTTCTGTTTCTTCGCTTTGCTTTGTCGGATCATCTTCCCCCTCCTAGCCCATATTTGTAACAATTATTTCATGTGTTTCAATGTCTCTGTTCATGATCCTGTGATGTTGTTGCATCGATAGCAACATTGGATGATCAATGACAATATGAATAGCTTCGTTGGTTTGAATCGTTGTATACATCCCTTTGTTGAAACGATATATTTCCGCCACACTTGGACGTGGGATATCAGGTGCTAAACCACCTAACAAGTTTTGTGCATAAACGAACATTTGCAAACCGTCCTGGGGAATCTCGAGCGTCCCTGTATCTGTAAACATTTGCACTTCTAACATGCCTGTACCACTAGGCATTTGCGCAATGACAAACGGCAATCCGATCGTATGCCACCCCACAGGTAAATATTGCTTCATTTCTGGTCCGATGTTTGAACCGTTCATCATAATCTTTATCGTAAGCGTCAACGCTACTTTTGCCTGACAAATAAGTAAAAGTCCAATCTGTGCATTCGTACTACCGAAGTTCGTGACACTCATTTGCAGTGGAAACACAGGACCCGTTCCAATGGATTTTGATGAGCCAGATGTAGCATAAAGCAAATCAGGCTGTGCTGCTTGTACATCACTGCTAATACTGTCATTTGAAATGTCTCCCAGCCCTGGCTCTAAAAAACCCAGTTCTATTTCATTTCTCCACGGCTCTTGCGGGTAAACTTTCATGCGTAAAATTCGCGTTGTAACGTCTAGGCGTAAATCTTCGTTGAAAATCCGTACATCGTCCCCAAGATAGAACTTGTCCTCTTCAAGCCCTGTAATGGCTGAGAGGTCGAGAACACTAACTTGATAGCTGATTCTCGGAAACGCCATTTCTTTCAACATGTCCTCGGCATATCTCTTCAAGTTACCAGGCAGTATGAACCGTTCATCTTCAAGGATGTATTCTTTTCTATATTTCTGACGCGCTTCTGAAAGTGGAACGCCTTGCGAAACATACCAATCGTAATTTTCTACATAGTTTTTTCCATCGTTCACTTCTGCGATTGTCAGCCCGTTTTTCCCATACGGGATGATGACTGTAGCTTCAGGTGGGGTGATCGTCCGTTTTACGCTTTTGAGGTTTTTACGATACCTGAATGATGCACCACGATTGCTACCAATCCGCTTCACTAAGTTAATCATTCGATTCATGCTATCCCATTGGATTTCCAACCCTAGAATCTTGGCAACTTGTCGCACCAGCCATAACGCGGTTTTGCGGCTTTCCTTAAGACTGAATATTTCATCTTCATAGCCCGTTTCAATGATGCCAATTTTCCAGCCCGTACCGTTCAAAATTTTCTCCAATCCAGTTCTCAATTCCTCAGTGTTAATTTCAATCGCTGGAAAAACTCTATTGAGCAACTCAATGTACGCTAATTCCGCTGTGACAGCAAAATTAAATTGTCCATTTTCATCCATACCGTCCTCAATTTCTGTGACAATATAGCGCCGATTTTTATATACTAGTTGCCCATCGTATTGAATAAGTCTCGTTTTTGGATCATTGAACGGCATTTCGAAATATAAAATGGATTTGTCATTCAGGAAGTCATCTGTATAGATGTTCTTCGCGTTTTCGAGATACGCAGCAAGCCTCCTATCAAGCGTATATACCCGTATAATATCTCGATACACATTCGAGTGACGTCCTAGCGTCCGAACACCTCTTGCTTCTTCCCATATGGATATACCTATGCTTTTTAGTATCGGCGTTACCTGCTCGTTTTGTGTTTGCAACGTTGCGCGAATCATGAGAGTTTGAAAGTTTTGTACAGCATTCGGTAACGACTCTCCGTTGACCACCTCATACCATTCCACTCCGTCCGTCGATACCTCTACGATCACGGTTGTGCCTACTGGCGCTTCATAGTCAATTATCACTCGGCTTCCCGTTGCGTTTCGCACCATATCATTCGTAATCGTAGCAACCCATGTCCCGCTTGTTCGATACTTTGTTATCGTTGTATCTACGCCAGTGATAGAAAGATTGTCAATATACGCTTGATCGTCATGGCTGCTTACACTTCCGTCTTTGCTATACTGCCATTTAAACGTATATGTCCCCGATGCCAAATCTTTCGCAAAGTGTTTAAAACTTGTATTATTTCCGCTGTCTTTAAATTGTTCGACGCCGTTAATATAAAACCTTAAATAATCATAACCGCTCTCGCTACTAACTAAATAGTCAAATTCAATACGTCCGCCCTGTGGCAAATGAACTGTTATCTCCGTCGCGCTTGCTTGGCTGTCCCCTATATCTTTATTTGTATAAGAATATGATCCACTGGCCTTCCGCGCTGTCGTGCGCTGCCAGTCTCCTATGAATGTAAAATTCCGCTGTTCCCCTTCAAAATCATCTATAATCGTACCAATTCCACCAGTTTGATAGCTTTGAAGCATAAGACCGTTCGGACTTAAAACAAGGTTGTTGATCGTTCCTTGATTCCATTGCTGTCCTTGAAACAGCTTATTCATTTCAGATACAATCAAACGATCCTCCCTCCCTTCTTTCAAAAATATAAAAAGAACGTCATCCCTTTATGTTGCACTGATAATTGTTGCTCGGATTTTATCTGTCGTATTTTGAGCACAAAAATACAACTCTTTCCCATACTCAAGACGGAATTGCTGTCCAGGAGATAAAGGGATCCCTTTTGTGCTATCTACATCACTTTCACCGATGTAAATAGGTTCAACGTTTGCTGCGTCAGCAGTAATAATATATTCAACAATTCGCCCTTGTACAGAAGATAGAGGTATTACTAACTCACTTGTATTAGTGTTTGTCGCTGACTTCGCTATCGACTTCATGTTGTTCGGTGACACTTTTGTGATTTGTAGTATAGTCGGTTGTGCAATATTTACATTGATTGGTGTTACACTATCCACTAAGACAGTCGGTTTATTAACAATATCCACAGAACCAATTTTATTGTTACCTGATGGAAGCCCACTTGTAACATTGATATTCACTGGAGTCGTACTGTCAACACGAACCGTTGGGGTGTTCGCTATATCCACAGATCCAATTTTGTTCGTTCCAGACGGAATCGGTGAGATCAAGACACTTTTAAGTGCGTCGTTTTGCAACGCACTTGGTAGTTTCGCAATCAACGCTTTTAACAATCCGATGACCGTTTGCGCTGTAGCTGGATCCGACGTCGAGCCTAACGCTTCAATGTCAGCGTTCAACGCCTTCATGAACATGTGCCACTTGGCGCCGTCATAATACGACGAGGTTAATTTATTATCTAAATCAGTATTTAAACGTCCATTTTGTTGCGGCATGTGTCATTCCCCTTTACAAATATCGTTCTTGCCAAACAAGACGAATTCGAGCGCGCTGTCCATTTGCACTGCTATATGCAAATGTGTTTCCACCAGGGAAAAACGCACCGAATTCACCATCAATCATCGACAGAATATTATTTTCTGCAGTGTCATATGCCCCAGTTGTAGCAATATCCCGTTCCATGCTTTTCGTTGCTAAAAAGCTCTCTGTGTTGATTTCGATTGCTGAGTTAGGTGTTAGTACGCCGTTATGCAACAGATATTTGTCGTTGATCGTGATTTTTGGGTTTTGAATCTCCCCAAACACTGCTTGGATCATGAACGACGGATAGGTTTCTGCTGTACCATGGTTAGAAATATACTGCACGCTGTTAGAATCCATATCGAACGTTAATTCTCTAGTATCGATGGCATACCGAAACGGCTGACAACGGAAAACCAGTGTAAAGCTCGACAGTGTTTTGCGTACATCAATAGAAAACGAACCAGCTAACTTTCCAATATAATATACATCTGGTTCTTCACTAAGAATTAATTTACTCTCCTGACGAGTAAAAATGCGGGAAAGTTTTCTAATATCCTGTCTCCTTTTTTCTCTCGACTCGTGCGTTATAAGACAATCAATTTCAATTTCACGTGTCCCAAATTCTTTTGGAAACACGAGTGATCCATGACGCCCGGGAACATTTTCATAATTGTCCTCAAATGTCGGCAATGCTGGGTTGCGAAAACGTAAAACCTTAATATTCAATTCTTCCGAACGTATACCGTCAAACTGAAACCACATACTCATCGCAATCCCCTACTTCGTTTTGAGCGCTCGATTATCGTATACAATTCACGTGAAAGTTTTTCAATATCATTGTCGTTTCTAACAACCATATTTTCGATGATGATGGTCGGTCCTGCACTCGAAGCATCCGACATCACGTTACCAACGACGTTCGTTTCAACAACATGTTGAATCGTTGCTGGCTTTATACTTGGTAGAGCGATGTTGCCGATTTGTTGACCAGCTTTTGCTACCCGCTTCGCCATATCGGCAACGCTGTTTTCGGCTAGCTTTGCATCGTCTGTAATCCCAATCGCCAAACCTTGTGACAAATATCCTCCGTATTCCGCAAATAAACGGCTCGGGCTACGAATACCGAAAAAGTCTTTAATTTTATTGGTTAATCCAGAAAGCATCGACTTAACCTTTTCCCATAGCCAATCTGCCATGTTGCTCATACCGTTCCATATGCCACGAAGCAAATCTTTCCCGATTTCTACAAAGCTACTTGCCCAACTTCTTGCGGTGTTTTTGATACCTTCCCATATGTTGACTAACGTATCTCTTACACCGCCAAAGATATTAGAAATTGCGCTTCTTAAACTGTTGAATGTGTTTTGTACAGCAGAAGATAAACTGCTAACGATATTGCTAACGCTCGTTTTAACACCATTCCACACATTCGATAAAAATGAAGCGATTGCATTAAAAATAGTCGTTGCTGCTGTTTTCAACCCGTTCCATACTTCAAAAACAACCGTTTTAATTGTGTTCCAAATAGTCGTAAAAATCGTTTTGTATATGTTGAGTACAGTCGTAAAATACGCTTTTATCCCCTCAAAAATGGCTGTGGCCGCCGTTTTTAGTCCTTCCCAAACCGTTGTGATTACCGTTTTAATACCTTCCCATACGGTTGTAAAAATCGTTTTATAAATGTTGACAATCGTCGTAAAATACGTTTTCAGTCCATCCCAAACTACCACAGCTACTGCCTTTATCCCTTCCCATGTTGCCGATAGAAACGCTTTGATTTCGTCCCAGTTTTTATATAGCACAACACCGATAGCTACTAATCCAGCAATTGCCCCGATCGCAATACCGATCGGACCGGTGATGACAGCTATCGCACTTGAAAAGACTCCTGCCATTCCACCAGCGCTAGCCAACACGCTTGCCAATGCCCCAAACCCTTGCATAGCTGTTCCTACAATTGACAATACAACACCAATGGATGCAACAATCCCGAGCAAAACAGCTGAAATAGCCGCCCCGATTGCTATGAATTGCTTCATTCCGTCTGGAAAGCTATTAAAAGCATTGAATAAACCTTGCAGTGCCTCTGCAACTACACGAATAGCTGGGGCTAATGCATCGCCAATAGAAATTTGTGCCGTTTCAATAGCGCCCCCTAGTTCCTCAAGCGCACCTTTTAAATTGTTCTTCATTTTTTCTGCTGCTTCTTTCGATGCTCCGCTTGAGTTCTGAAGTGATTTCGTCAAGGAGTCTAATTTTTGTGGTCCAGCTTCAATCACGGTGAGCATTCCACTTGCTGCTTCCGTCCCGAAAATAGTGGAAAGCGCTGCAAGTTTTTGTGCATTGCTCATATTTTTTGTTTTCTCAGAAAGCTGGCCAATAATATCCCCGAAAGGTAGCATACGACCTTGTGCATCAGTCACTTGGATGCCTAGTGAAGCTAATGCCTCTCGCGCCTCTTTTGGTGGATCAGATAATCGAATGAGAGCCCCACGCAATGTTGTACCGGCCTGTTCTCCACGGATACCGTTATTCGCCATAATTTCTGTAGCTGCCGCAAGTTCTTCAAGCGAAATTCCTAATGTTTTTGCGATTGGAGCAGCATACTTGAACGTGTACTGCATATCTTGCACACCAGCTGCTGAATCATTTGCCGCTTGTGCTAGAACATCTGCTACTCTTGACGCCTCTCCTGCTTCAAGGCCGAATGCATTGAGTGCTGATGATACTGTGTCAGCAACTAAAGCCATATCTTCTCCCGATGCCTCTGCTGCTGCGATAATCCCTGGCATCGCCGCAAGAATTTGATTTGTGTTGTATCCCATCGCTCCCATAATCTCCATACCTTGTGCAACCTCGGTAGCTGACTTAGACGTCGATGAACCGAGATCAAGAGCAGCCTGTTTGAGCTTCTCTAATTCATTCGGCGTTGCCCCTGCAATCGCTCCAACTCGAGAAAGCTGTGCCTCAAAATCCATCGATTTTTTGACAGAAACACCTAATGCACCACTAATTGCTGCACTTGCTACACCGAATGAGGCAGCAATTTGCGCTCCAGACGATTGAAGGTTATTACCCACGTCTTGCAAGCGTTGGCCGGTCTCATTCAACTTGGTTTGTAGTTGTCCCCATGCTGTCGCTTGCTGTTCAATCGTTTGATTTAACTGTCGCAACTGTGCTTCGGTTTCTTTCATTTCCGCCGTCGCTTTGTTGTAGGCGATTAAGAGATCACTCGTTTCCTTCGCATCCGCACCTTTTGCCTTTACGCTTTCATCATATAGTCGCTTTAATTCTGACACTTTCGTTTTCTGTAATTCGAGCGTTTGCGCTAAACTGTTGGCTTTTGTACGCAATTGCTCAGACGTTGAACCAAAATTCTCGATACCAGCTGTTGCAGCACGAAATTCGGAATCAATCACTTTCAACTGCTGGTCAATTTTTTGCAAACTTTGCGTTACAGCTTGCTCTAACTTGTTAAAGCCGTCCGATTGCTTTTCAATCTCTTTATTTGTTTGTTGTAACTGTGCCTCTGTCTTTTTCATTTCTGCGACAGCTTTGTTGTAGGCGATAAGCAATTTCTCGGTTTCAGCTGCGTCTTTTCCTTTCGTTTGCGCACTTTCTTCATATCTGCGCTTTAACTCAGCGACTTTCGTCTCGTGTAACTGTAGCTTTTGTGTGAGGGATTCCGCTTTAATTTGTAGTCCTTCCAAACTATTCTCGAAATCCTTTACACCACCAGTAGCCGCTTTAAACTCCGCGTCAACGAGCCGTATTTTGCGATTGACAGCCTCAATGCTCGTCGTGAAATTTGCACTATCTAATCCAAGCGACACTCGCAACGTACCAACTTCCGCCATCGTTTCACCACCTTTACAACAACTGCTCAATCATCAGCCGTTCTTTTCGCGTCTCTTTTTCCTCCGCATAGTCTAGAAGTTCAAAATAAAAACCGATGTCCATCTCATCCACGAGGTACATCGGTATGCCGTTCTTAATATGCGTGAGGTAAAACTCTTTCACCGCGTCATATGGGTCCATTTCAGACCCCGTTACACGTTTGGGTCGCTCGTTTTCGCCACCCCAATAACTTTATTCATGCAATCCGAAATTGTTGGAATGAGGTGATCCGCCGCAATACCATCGTAAAATTCATCGACCGTAAATTGTCCGTTAAACAGTTCGACAATAAAAGCAATAATGGAATCTAGTGCCTCTACATCAATATTGTTAAAGTCATATTTTTTGCGCAGTTCTAACGCTCGACGAAACATACGTGCTTTGACAAACGGAACAGTAAATGTTTTCTCCTGACCATTGATTAATAATGTAACCTGCATGTTTATCCCTCCATGTTATGAAATTGAAAAAGAGAAAGGGCTTCCCCCTTTCCCTTTATGGCCTTTATGGCGTTGTTGTTTCCTGATACACGGCGCTGAACCAGTTTTGAATGACTGCTGGATCCACACCTTGGTCTTTTGTATTCACCGACGCTTTCCATGCTTCATCAAATTCCCGTTTTACAAATTTGCCTTTTAGTGTAGGCGTTTGAAATTCGATCTTATCCCCTTTTGTTTTATATTGCTCTTCCGGTAATTCGAATTTCCCTTTGTATAGCCACACATATTTCTGTCCCCCATTCGAAAGAGGAAGAACGAATCCAAGCGCAACATATGGGGCTGTATCACCACTTTTTTGAATAACGACACCATCATCGTTAATCGTTGCGCCTAACAAAAACGCCTGCATCTCTGTTGAAATGTCATCTACTCCAATTTCCACTTCAATTTCGCCAAGAGACGAAGCAACTTCAGCTGGTCCGTCATCCGCATACAACGTTTCTGTGTTTACCTTCGGGCTAATTTTTGCTTCAATTGCTTTCGCCAATCGTTTTGGCGTATCGTACTGAACACCAGTGAAATCATCTTTAATCAACTTAGCCACATATGGATGCTTTAAACCGATTACTGCCATCGTATTCCCTCCTAACAAATATAAGAAAATCGAATTGCTTTATGGTACGTTTTCGTTTCTTCCTCAAACAAATCAACTTCTGATGTGCGACGAAAACCTGCTGCTATCATTCTCTCTTTCACTTGCTGAACTATTGATGTGTAGTCGCCTTTTGACCACACATCGACTTGTATAAAATGAGCTGTTTGCTGTTCTTCATCGTCTGCATTTAGTGCTGAAAACTGGTTGTATTCAAAAAAGGTGATATAAGTCGTTGCTGTACCGCTGTACGTTTGAAACGCAACAGGAACACCAACATGTTTCAGTGTGTCGATGATCATCTTGTTTAAGCTCATAACCCCAACTCCCGCCGAATGACATCGGCCATTTCATCTTGCACACGATCGATGTTTTCCTCAAAAGCTGGTTGCAAAAAAGGATGAGGGTCTGCTTTCGGATATTTTCGCCCTTTTTTCTCTCCCGCTTTTCGACCGAATTCGACAAACAATCCATAAAAACGATCGCGATCTGGTCCGATATCTACTGTTCCATCTTCCTTGATATCAGAAATAACGATGTTTTCAGCAAGTTTTCCCGTGTCTCGTGGAGCTTTTTGTGAAGCCGCTTCCTGAACCACCTTTGCACCGGCCATAAGTGCTTCTTGTTTGACTTGCTCAGCTTCGTTCCCCAACGTCTCCAACTTCCGCAACAATTCTTGCACACCTTCTAATTTAAAACCCATCACATCACTTCCTTTGCCACAATCGTCATCGTGACATTACACTCATCATCATTAATGACAGACAAAATTTCAAACGTGCGTCCTTTATATTGAATACGCATATCGGGTGTAATCTCCGCTGTGTAGCGCACGACAAAACGAACTGTATTTTCGTTTTGCGTTGTCGCCGCTTCATAATATTCTCGCCCACGCAACGTTTTAATCGCTGCCCATAAATGATGCCTGTCTTGCCATTCTTGCGACAAAAAACCATTTTCACTTTGTTCTTCGGTTTGCTGCTGGATTGTAATGCGATGTTTAAATTGGTTAGTCAGTCGTCGCGCCATTTGTCATTGCCTCCTGCACAAAAAATGGCGTCAATGCATCAAAGGCTTTGCCCATTTCTTCTTCGCTCACCCGATATTCGTAGAAAATAGAAGCAACGATGAGCACTAAATGATCTGCTTCCGTTCCTGTTGCGTTTTTTACATACTTTTTGGCTGTTTCTAAATAGAAAGAGAGCATGGCGTCTTCCATGCTCCCATCGATTCGCAAATGTTCCTTTAACATGTCAACAGAGACTGCCATGCCTCTTCACCCGCTTACGCATTTAACTCAAGTTTAAAGACAGATGGCTCAAACGGACCATATACAAGCTGTCCATCATTCAAGTGCCAAATTTTAAAACCGACATGGTTTGTATCAGCGTATTTTTCAATTAATTTCGTTACTTCCATTGTTCCGATAACATCTTGAATGTAGAACGTTGAAAAATCACCAAAATACAAGCGCTGAATATTCGGTGTACCTGCATCCACGAAATCTGTCACATCAACCGGGAAACCGAGTAAGCGATAGCCGAAGCCACCTTCTAATCCGATATCTGGGCGCAAAAGTGGGAATCCATCTGCCGTTTTAATTGTTTCAATTGCCGTCAATGCAGCACGGTTAATCATCCAACGCGCGTTTTTAAGCATGGACGTTGGCAAACTGTTTTTAAGTTGCACAAACTTGTCGTAAATGTCCGTTGCTGTCGGTGTAAAAGCGACCGCTTTGCGAATCAACGCACCTGGATTGTCTGCACTATTGAAGAAAAACTCCGCTTCTTCACGTACGTAAGCTTTCTTCAATTCATCCACAACGATTCGTTCCACATTCATCTCGCTCATTGCAAGAAGCTTCTTTGTGACAAGCACAAGTGCATCCGTTTCCGTTGGATTCAAATAGTACTCATCAAACTCGATATCTGTCTCTGGAATCGGCTGATTCAATGCACGCTCTGTTTTCACACGGTTTGCTTTCGCTTTTTTAATTAAAATCGGAAAGCCTTGTGTCCCTTTTGTTTGTACAACCTTTCCGTATTTTCGTAACAAGTTTTCTTCTTGGGCATAGGCAATAATTTCTTTCGCTAACGACTCCGGAACAAGTACATTGCCGCCGTGCGTCTGAACTCCCATTGCCCGAGCTTCGCTTTCACTAATTTGTCCTACAAGATATCGGCAAAAAGCGTTGCGTGTTTTCATTTCATTTGTTTTTACTTGGACACGAGAGGAAAGAGATTGGTTAATTATATTTGTTAAACCAGCACGCTGTTCTTGTGTTAAGATAGAGCGCTTTTCTCCTTCGTCCTCATCTTGTTCTTCATCGGCTTCGTTCTCGTCATCTTCTCCCCCTTCATCATCACCGCTACTATCGTTATCAACTGTTTCATCAAACTCTGCGAGAGCCTCGTTTACCGCATCTAAATCAGCTGTTAATTCATCGACTTCTGCCTGTACTTCTTCCATCGAACGAGTTTCAGAACCTTTTTCTAATAAATCTTTAAGCTGTTTTAATCGTTTTTCCAATTGCGCTTTACGCCGTAATAAATACTTTTTCATCGTTTCAACGCCTCCTCAATTTGTTTAATTAGTTTTTGTCTTTCATAATGAAGTTCTCGCTGTTCTGTAAACCTGTCGCGCACATATGCCTCTGTATCCTCGTAAGCAGGAAGACTCACAATGCTAATTTCATAAAGCTTTACTTCTTGGATGGTTCGTTGGGCTGGGTCTACGTCCCAGTTCCATGAATCCCGAACGACTTGGAAGCCAAACGAACATTGATTGATATCGCCGCGTTGCATGGAAATCATTAAGTCTTTTGCCCAGATCGTATCTGGTGGCGTAACACGGAATTTCAACCCTTTCTCATCTTCTTCGAGCGTGAGTGTACCGCTTTTCGTCCGCCCTAAAACATAATCCCAATTGTGATTAAAGAGCGCACGGACATCCGCTTTTTCCTTTAATGATTTGGCGAATGCTCCTTTGGCAATCGTTTCTTGAAACATATCTCCAATCATGGTCGGAGAATCAAAAATGCTCGCATAGCCTTCAATGACTTGCGAGCTTCCTTCGGTTCCAGCGCGTATTTCAATGTTCGAGAGCGTAAAAATTCGCTTTTCTTTCTCATTCATGGCGTCTCACCTCCTTTAATCACCTTTTTTAACGTCGCCTCCAGATTATCGAGACCGATTAAGTCTTTTGAAATGTATAGTTTTTTCGCTTCTTCTTGCTCTAAACGATCAAATCCAAGCATTTCGCGCGCATCGTTCGGTGACGCAATGGACGTTCGCACCAAGTTGTAAGCAATGTCCGTTTTCGTTTTCATTGTCACATAATCTAACGGGTTAATCTTGAAGCGAATCCGGCGCCCGCCTTGAGGGAAAAATAACTTTGACAAGTGCTGTTCAAGGTTTTTTATAATCGGACGTAGTACAGTCGTATAAAGCATCATCATGAATTGCTCCATATCCGTCTTTTGCAATTCAAGCAAATGTTCCAAGTCCACGCCCAAAAATTTACCTAAGTCTTTTTTATACACCGAAAGATATTTAAGAATTTTCTCGTCATCCACTGGGCTTTGTAACGCTTCAATCTCATATCCTTTGCTAAGTGGAATTAGCTGAATTTTATTCCCTTGTCCAGTCTGTTCTAGCTTGTCAAGGATGGCCATAATCATTGCATTTTGCGCTTGGTTATTTGGTGCAATATGCGTATCCAATTTCAACAAATACGCAAGCAATCCACCTTTTCTATACTTGTCTGTTAAACTATTTTCCGCATTCATGACCCCTTCGAGCGTTTGGCGTGCTAAATCTAGCAATCCTACACCATCTAAATGATTCGTCCCAATATTTTTAACGTGAACAATCATTTCCGCAGGGATTTGAACGCCACCAACGCTGTAAATTTTGCTTCCGTCCTCTAACAATTCCGAGTAGACCCCATTTAATACGTGCCATTCATTTCCGTTTTTGAAAATGTAGACTTTTCCACGTATTAAGAGCGTGTTGACGATAAGTTTTTTCATTTCAAATTCAGTCAAATATTGATTTGGATTGCGCAAAATCCGTAACGTATATAGGTCATTAATGTCCTTTCCTGCCTCGTCCTCAATAAAAAAATCAGTGAGCGCAATTTGGTCACTGATTAATTTCATCAAATTATAAATGTCAGAAGATTGAAGAATGTTTTCGTCGGTCACATAACCACCGTAGTTCCAGTAAAAGTTGTTAAAGACATTGAATTTAGAGCGTTTAAACCATCCAGAAAGCCGCTGCCATAATCCCAACGTTCTCACCTCCTTCATCGCTTATCCTTCATCGCTTATAAAGCACTTCAATCATTGCCATATATTCTTCTTCGCTAACGTCCATCATCATATTCATCGTTTCCTTATGAGCTGTAAGCATGGCCACAAAACCATCAATTTTGTACTGACTTTGTTTTTTCGACGGTGCTTTGAGCCCTTGTGTGTTGATAAAAGCAACGACATTTTCCGTACAGTAGATCAATAATGGATTGTCGGTTTCGACGCGCCTCTCATACATTAAAATTTCTAAATCATCGAAAGGCGCATTGAGTGTAGAAGGATATTGCCGCACTTCTACACAATCAAAACCTTCCATTTCTAACTTTTCAACTAGCTTGACCGCATGCGCTGGGTCATAGTTAATTTGTTTAATATCGTACATTTGTGACTGTTCCTTAATGTACTCAAACACCATATCATAATCGATTGTTTTCCCTTCGCACAAAGTCACAAAACCACGCTCCACTAAATGGCGATAAGGGATGTTCTCCATCTTTTCACGAGCTTCTAGTCCTTCCGATGGAATGAAATACATTTGTTTTACTTTCAATTTTGCTTTTCCGCTGTCGTCCACAACAGGAAAGTTCAAGCTCACACACGTTAAGTCGGTTGTTTTTGATAAATCCAAGCCGACCACGCACGTCATACCCGTTAAATCACCTAGGTCGTTAACTAAACATCTTTCAACAATATCTCTTTCAAAATAAGTGCCACTGGAACGAACGAAAATGTTCAAATGTTTTGCTAAAAACTCGTCTTTTCGTTCGGCGGACACTTGCGCCTCTTTAAACTGATTCATCAAATAGTCTTTTTTCACCGAAATCCCGTAGTTTGGATTCACTTTTGCCCAAACTGTAGGATCATCCCATCGGTCGCCTTTATCTGGCTCATAAATGAGTACAAACCAAGAATCATCGTCAATCTCACCATTCAAAATCTTTTTGCAGTAATCATAAATTTGTAGACCGACAGACGTTGTACCTTTACCAGCTGTCGAAACGATCATCATTAATGGCTGTCTCCTTGCACCCATACCAGACTTTAACACATCATACATATCTGCATTTCCTTGCGCATGTACCTCGTCTAAAAGGACAAAATGAGGATTTTTCCCATCAAGTCCTTTCGTTTCTCTAGACAGTGGCTGCAATGTATTTTTAAACTTTTTGCCATTGACCGTAAAAGAGTAAACGATCGCATTCACGCCACCTTTTGGTCCCTTATAAATTTGTGTTCGCTGATTCAAGTCAGGACTGTTTTCAATCGTAATCGCTATTTTTTTCGCAGATATGTTCGCTTGCTCTTTATCTACCGCAGCAGTGTAGCATTCGGCACCAAACTCTCCATCTGCATATAACGCATAGGTTGCTGCACCAGCTGCAATCGTTGTTTTTTCATTTTTCCGCGGAACTTGAATATAGCTTGTACGAATCACTCGCACATCTTGACCGTTATCATCTTTCTTTTTCCAACCATAAATGTTTGTGAATGCAAACCGTTGCCAATCTTTTAACTCATAATGCCGCCCAGCGACTTCTCCTTCTGCATAAATACAAAACGTTTCCATGAAATCCATCGCACGATTAGCAGCGTCTAAATCAAGCCAAATGTCTTTTCGCTTCTTCCAACGTTCATAACGCTCAACAGCTTTCTGAACCGTTTGCGGATACTTCTTTTTGTTTCGCTTCACCTTCTTTACAAACTGGTCAGCATAATTCACACCACGCTCGATCATAAAACATCAGTCCCATTTATTCGCAAATGCTTGAAAAGCGTCTGTTGTGGCATTCGCCACTTCCCCAGTAATCTGTTTTTGCGTTTTTGGCGTCAATCCTAACTGTTCCAACAACTTGCTCATTTTCGTATTCCAATCGGCCGTTTGTTGAGCAAGTGGATGCTTCATCTCATTTGTTGCACCAGCTTTGTTTGTATGTGATTTTGTTGCAGGAAATCCTTCTTCTTGCCACTTTTCATACACTTGCGAATAAACCATGTAGGCATCTAAGTACAACTCTAGCAACGGCTCAAGTGACTTGTTGTAAGTGCCATTTTCCTTGAGTAGACCAACAATCCGCTCCCGTTCCTTTTTTCGTTTTTTCGTTAGTGCCGCTTTTATTTTTTTATCCAAATTTCACACCCCCTTTGAAAATTTCATTTTGGCGCACGTTTGAGGCCGGTCGCGGTCTTTTTCCCACAATCACCCAAAAATCAAGGGTAGGGGGGCTAAATGTAATAAATATACATTATATCAACAAAAGAAATACGGTCGTTCCTCCCACTTCCGACTTCCTTCTTCAACCTTCTTATGGCACGATTCGCAAAGCAAAATAAGATTGCTAGGGTCAAGTTTAAGAGAAGGATTTTCGCTAATCGGCACAATGTGATGAATGTGCGCCTGCCTCCCAAATACAAATCGTCCACATTCTTTGCAGCAACCTCCATCACGTTCATAGATGTATTCACGCATTCGCTGCCACTCCAGTGACCGATAGAACGGTTTATTTTTCGACTGGTGCTTTCGTTTAGGCTTATGTTCGTCGCAATACAAACCTCGAACAATGCGACGATTACAGCCGTTATAGTTGCAATATCGCATTATTTATCAGCTACTTTACTTTTAGTCGTTGCTTTGTTTTGTGCCGGTTTCTTCTCTGCCATCTCTTCTTTTCGCTCCATTACAACTCGCTTACTTTCTGAATCCCACTTTTGAATATGCGTAGCCGTTTCCCGGATGATTTGCATGTATATCAGCTCCTTTCATAAAATAAAAAGCACCCCGAAGGATGCTTTTAAAGAATTACTATATAGATACTACTGTGAATCTAGATATTTTTGGTGTTAATATTACATTTCTCAGCTCAATATCTTTTCCATATTCCATAGTGACAATACTAAATTGTTTGTTTATCATCATCGTAACTTCTTGAACTGCTTCATCAATATTTTGGGCTGAATGAGTTAATTTACCTAACAATTGATTATTATCGTTAAAAAACTCCACTTGATATTGTTTTGCCATAGTCTCTCCCTCCTTTCGCCAACTCAATACGACAAAAGGAGGCATATTCCTACACCGTTCGTTCGTCAAATCTCGACAAAAATAATAACCGCCACTCCATATGAAGTGGCGTCCCGCTTCAACCAAAGTCTTTCACGTTATCATCATAACACCTCTAAACGAAAACGTTGTGCCATCTTTGTGCCAAAATTGTGCCACGATTGTGCCATCATCCGCTTACCAGTATCGACTCCCCCGCTTCCTGTTCTTCGTAAACATCCGCTTGGCCATTTCATGCATTTCGTCTATCGGTTTGCTTCGAATAATGTTGGATACATCCACCGTCGTCAGCTTCCTGTTCCCGATCCGATAGCCTTTTTTGTTAAGTTCCTGCACTACTTTCGTGACGCTTTCCAGCTGCACATACAAATACACCGCTTCTTCTTCCATCGTTGTTGGTGTGTAGCTTTCAAGCATCTGAATGTATTCTTGCAAATATTCGATTCGCTTTTTCGCTTCCTCGACCAACATCTACTTTCCCTCCAATGACTTCACTTCAATTTACAGACTGATGCACTCGCCCAATGATGAAACCCCTTGATTTTTCTAGCTTCAAACCATTTTGCAAAACGAGTGCACACCATGATTTTTTATGTTGTACTAATAGCTAAAAAAGAAAAATCATATCTTATATTTCATCATCGCTTTGTCCATGGCATCTTGGTTGACGCCGATATACTTCAATGTAATGTGTGGACTCGAATGGTTAAACAGCTCTTGAAGCATGGCAACGTCTTTTGTTTGCTGGTAAAAATGATAGCCAAATGTCTTTCTCAACGTATGCGTACCCACTTCATCCAACGATACATATTCGGCCGCCTCACGAAGAATGCGATACGCCGTTGAACGGTCAATAGGACGGTTCCCGCCTTGTCGGCTTCGAAAAGCATATTCGCCGTCTTTGAGCGTTTTCGCGTACTCAATTAACTCTTTCCGTATCGCTGGCGGAATGCGGATTCGTTTTTCCTTTCTCGTTTTCTTTTCTCGAAGTTTCAAATGCGTTTGTAGCAAGTCTTCCTTCTTCAATTGCAATATGTCCGATATACGCAAACCTGTATTAATCCCAATGATGAACAAAATGTAATTTCGTTTGCTTCGTTGTAACAAGTATTTTTTCATTGCTGCAATCTTTTCAGTATCACGAATCGGTTGAACAAAGTTCATGGCTCGTCCCTCCTTCTTTTCCGATACACTTCGATTTCAAGAGCGAATGCCAGCTTGTAAAATGCCCTTGATTTTAAACGATAATAATGCCGATGACTCATCCCTAGCTCGTTGTAAACGGCGTAATCGAATACCTCTTCTCCATTCATATATCGCTGAATAATAATCGCTCGTTCCCAGTAATCGAGACGATTCACCGCCTCGATGATACGCTGAATGTACTCCGCTCTCTCCCGCTCGTAATCTGCGTTTCTAATGGCTATTTCTTCGGTTGAGGAGTGGAACTGATTTGTTTTTGTAGGAACGAGCGAGTAGTGTTGAGTCACCTTTGGCAGCTGGTCTAATTTCAATGTCAGCAAGAAAATGCGATATTTTTCGAGCGCCGCTTCTACCGCTTTTTTCGTCGCTTTTCGATCGATTTCAGGTAACATAAAATCCATCTTCCCAACCTCCGAAATAGTGATTATCGCTGTCGAAATGCCCCACCCTTGCCACGTCTATACACTGGGCGACAGACGCCCATTAACTCCTTAATATCTCGCTCCGTCAGCCGCTCTTTACCCCGTTTCTTTTTACGCGCTTTCTTCCGTTTGTTTTGACGTTCTTTATTGACTTTCATCCATTTTTTTAATTCTTGCTGGATTGTTCGCATGGTACCTCTCCCTTTCGTTTTTCTGGTAAAACAAAAGAGGACACCAATCATACAGAGATAGCTTTGCTACTCTGTACAATCAGTGTCCTCACGCTCTCGGTCTTGGACATATTTGGTTTTAATTCCATTATATCAAGCTGTCTGGTGATGTAAAAGCTTATCGATGTACGCAATTCCTTTTGCCGTAATATAAGTTTGTGGCTTGTTGATGATTTGATCGCCCATTTGAATCGGCTTTTCTTTGACCACAAAGTATCCGCGATCGATATATTTTTGATAAGGTGTATTGTCGTTCATCAGCAAGCCCATTTGCCGTAGCTTCTTGAAAAAGTTATTGCGACCGTATCCAAGAATTTTCGCAACCTCGCCAACCTTCTGATAATTTTCACCGCTAAGAAACCGATCATGTTGTTCAATTTTCGGCTGTGCTAACGCAAGTTTTTGCTCCAATGCTTGCTTTTCCCGTTGTTCTTCAATCCATCGCTCCGCTCGTTTAATCGGGTCTTCAATCATATATGACGGTGCATGTAGAACAAGCAACTGTTCTTTCATTCGCTTAAATTCTTGAATAAATTTCACCTTCATCTTCATCGCTTCTGGAGTGACGTAACTCATAGCAACTAAAGCGAATGCATCTTCTGTTAGCAAGTATTTACGATAAAACTGCTTGTTTTGAGGATGTTGGTAATGGGTCTGCGCAAAGTTGCTCAACCCCCATTCTCTTTCGCCAGCTTGATTAAGTTTGTCGAGTTGCACTTCGATATCTCGTAAAACGTCTGCATGTCGCTTTCCGAAACAATCCGCTACCGTTAAGCTATCCGTAACAGCGCGACCATTATCAATGAAAACTAGATTGCTCATTCTATTTTTCCTCCTTAAAAAGAAATATATTTTCTCCCTCTTTTCCTCTTTATTAAGGAGGGATGAATATGCATAAAAAATTTTTTCAAAAAGTAATTACCAAATTATTTTTAAATGAATATTTTTTTAATTTTTTCCTAATGGCCGTTCGGCCTCGGGTAATCAACTTAGACTTTATTAACCTTATTGGAATTCTCCTCGGATCAATTTGCTGATCCGAGGAGAAGCTTAATGTATAAAAGAATTTAAAACGGCAAATCATCTTCACGTGGCCATTTACTGCATGCGCCCCAGTTTTGTGGATCATTACGCCATCGCTCGGCTTCGATTTCTTCGTATTTGTCGTATAGAAAGTCAAAAAGCTGACGTAAAGATTCGCTCTCCGGCGATCCAAATGCACTTTCGGAAAAGCTGATGTAATCCTTTAGCTCCAATACATCGTCTTCAGAAATTGGCGGCAATGTAAGCAATATCATCACCCCAAGAACTCATAAATGTTTGTTTGCCCCTCTGGAACGACAAATAATGTCTGTTTCCGTTGAATGTGCAATTCTCCAGACGATACTTCTTGAAGCGCCTTGTCCGTCTTACAAATCGGACATTGCACAAGATGCTGTTCTTCAAAGTCTTGCGAAACTGCAAACATTACCTCGCAACTTTCACACTCATACACATGAACCGCAATTTTCACTTCAAAACAACTCGCTTTCCTCGTATTTTATCCGCGCGGTTTTTCCTTTTGCTGTTTCAATGATCGTATATCCATGTTCAACCGCTTCCGCTACTTTCGCTTTCCCTTGCACGCCGTCAACGACAATCACAAGCACCTTCCCTGGCACGACGGGGTGTGAAACGATCATATTATCTATATCAATCTGCAATTCTTGTGCTCTTTTGCTCACCGGAATCCCTCCGTTGTGGTATAATAAAGTTAGGCTGTCGGGAGGAATCCCGGCTTTTTTGTTTTATTCAATCACTTTCCATCCGCGTCGAAGTCGGCTTTGTAGCTCATACTTGCGCAACGGCTCATATACATAAACCGCATCGCGATTTTCCTTTCGATATAGCAAATACCATTTGGCTTTCCGCTTACGACGTTTCATTCAGCATTCACGTCCGAATGTAGCTTCTCAAGCGCAACTAAGTAAGCGTATTTAAATTTCAGCACTTCGCAATATACGATGGCATCGACCATTTCCTGTTGCAAATGCTCTAACCACCCCAAAAATGTGTAGTCGCTTGGATTGACGGTTTTGCCGTATTTTTCAATCCCCTTTTCCGTTTGTGTTTCGAGCAACTTTTGCACGTTGCGAAGTATTTGGTTTTTGTTAAGCTCATTCATCCAATGCTTCGCGTTCATCTCAATACCCACTTTCCTGGCGATGATGGTTGACTGCATTTTTGCGCATATACGCTGCCTCAACTTCATCCCAAGTAAATCCGAGCGTTTCCATTAATCCGACATAGAGATTGAACGTCCATTCCCATTGCTCTTTAATGTTCGCGAGCCTTGCTTGGTCGTATAACGCTAAAAATTGTGCATCGAGCGATATTTTTGTGATTGGGATAATTTCAACTGACGGTTTAACATGAATCTCGTTGCCAATCGACAAGAGAAAATGCAATACATCTGCGCCTTCTTCAAGAATTTTTGCTTTCGATGAAGGTCCTTTGTTGCTCCAAAACTTAAAGCATCGAGTTTCGTTTGCCAGCTCCCCGATCTCTACGAGTAAGGCAAGCAACTTAGAGTAAATTCTTCTGTCATCAGGTTGCCTTGGATGCTGCTTCTCAATCCGCTCATCCAGTTCCCGCTGCATGTCAAAAAGCTTGGATAAATCCATCATTTTGCTCCCCTTTTCTTTCTGTTTTGTGGCCAGCGCCAGTCAATGATTCGACGGTTATCTTCATCGTAATATTTTTTGCGTGGACGGCTTCGGTACGCCTCTAACTCTTCTGGTGTTAAGTAGCTAACCACAACTGGACCATGTAAAGACTTACGACTCATCGCAAATCCTCCAATCGTTTTTGTATTTCTTTTAGCGCCATTTGTTTATATTGAATCGGACAATGTTCATATCGCACGATAACGTATAACTGTCTAAGCGTTGCTTCTGACCAGTTCATTACGTTCCCCCTCCGCTCTTTCGTATTCCTGTTGAATCTCTTCTAACGTCAATTTCGATAGCGACCGTCCATCTGTTGCCACGAAAACGCCTTTTCGCCTTAGACGTTGAATCAATACATGTTTGAGTAAAAGCACATGTTTCACCTCCGAAAAAAGCGATCAAGTTTTGACAGCGAATATGATTTGCCGTTGATTTCAAGCGACACAAGGCGTTCTCTAGTAATCTCGTATCGCTCTAATACGTCACGCAACGCTGTTTCGGATGGAATACTGCCAGTGAAACCAACGATTCGCCCAACGTCGTTTCGATACTCTAACCGAATCCAAATCGGGTACGGCATAGCGCTCACCTAGTCATTGCGATATTTTTTCAGTCGCTCTTCTAGCTCGCGCCGCTTGCGTTCGAGCGCTTCTTGATCTGCGTCAGCTTTGTGTTCATATTGCGAATAGTCGGTATTCAACCAGTCTGGAACAATCTCCGTCCGAATGGCTTTTTTTCCATTCGTGCTAGAGCCATTCCGTTTTTTGGCTTGCTGTTCTTTGAATGCCTTTTGCGCTGCACGCACTTGTTCCACGGTTTGATAGCCCTTATCAGACCAGTCACGCAAAATGGTTTCAACGTATTTCCACGTCTTGACGCCATTTTCTACTGCAATTTTCATCGCTTCTAAAACAAGTGTTTCAGACGTGTCATCGATCCAAGTTGAAATCTTTTCGCTTATGTAGCCACCAATCGTGCCAAATCCGTTTTGTTCAAAGAAAGCGAATGGATTCTCGCGCACGCGTGCTTCTTCTTCTACTTCTTCTTTTTTCTCTGTAGTAATCTCTGTAGTATTCTCTGGTATTGGTCTGTTCAAATTGAGCACATCGAATGGCCATTTTGAACAGATGGACTGTTCATTTTGAGCAGATGGACTGTCGATTTCGTCAGTCGTCTGTTCATTTTGAGCAGTCGATGTGTCATTTTGAACAGTCGTTTGTTCATTCACTTTGTAGATCGGATTTTCAAGCTCAGCCAATTTGTCATAATTGATTCGATACCATTTCGTCTTGTCGATCTTTGAGCGATTGAAATTCCCTGCAATAATAAGCCCTTGCTTTTCAAGTTTTGTGATGATACGGCGAATCGTACTTTCCGACCAGAACGGAAATTGCTCTTGCCATTCCTCATATGTGTTGTATACCCACTTATGCCCTTCGTGTATGTGATTGCTGCGTTCAAGCCAGTAATGCAATTGCTGCAACACGATGCTTTCATTTAAGCCGATCATAGCCGCTAGTGACGGTAAAAGCACTAACGGCTCCTCGTTCAAAAGAAATTTTGTCGCCATGTATATCCCCTTCCTTGCTTTCCATATCATGTTCTGGCATAATGAACCTAGAAGTCTGAAATAAAAACCTGTATATCACCTTTTCCTAATCGGTCGGCTATTTCTAATGCGATTTGACGGCACTCGCTCGCCTTTTCCCTAGTTTTATCTGAACGTAGTGGGATGTAAATGACACATTGAGCGCGTGAATGAGTGCCGTATGGATCGTTTCGAAATAGCCGTTTTTCTTGGTTACGAATTCTACTTCAAATAGCATATTTACGCGCATGAAGCATACAATGTAGTGATGCTTCATAACCTCCCTTCTAGCAAGACAAAACATTCTTTTTCTCAAGCTGGCGCAACTTTGCAGACACAGATAATTCACTTCGCTCCAAGCGTGCAGCAAGCTCCGAAATATCGAAAATGTCTTTATGTTGCCATAGATAAAACTCTTCCTCTTCGGTCCACTTGCCTCTTTTTATGCGAGGGCTTTCTTTCGATAACAACACAGATAGCTGTTGCATTTGCTTGCCGATCGGACAACTTATGACACATACGCTTTGTGTACCGTTATGCCGTTCTTCACATCCTGCACACTTATCGAGCAATTGCAAGATTTGCAAACGAATTTGCTTTTTCTCTTCCCGCGTCATACCATCACCCTAGCAATCGTGATACAAAATCAATTTGAATGCCGCGCTTGCGCATATCAGCAACGATTTCAAACAGCTGCGCGCGACGTGCTTTCTTTTGCTCAATTACTTGCAGCTCATCTAACAAAAAACGCAACTCCGACATTTCGATTTTCGCTGTTTCATAGTCGCGGTTTTGAAGCGATTCCTGTATGTACTCGATGCACCGCGATGCTTTTTGCACTAAATCCGCTTCTTGTAAAAAGAGTGTATCTTGCATAACTTCTTCCTCCTCTGAAATGAATGGCTAGACGTCTTCGCAATGACCATTCATGTATTTTGGCGCGGCTCCCCTTTCGGATCGTCGCCAGCTCTCGCTCGGTCTAGTGTGCATACGCACCGATTGAAGTACAAGCTGATGGGCTGGGGGACACACCCATTTCCAGGCTGGGGAGATACCTGTTGCTTGTACTCCAATCGGCAAGCATGCGCTTGCCCTTCCTTTCGCAAATCGTTTATGTTAAAATGTGATTAGGTTCGGTTATTTATTGAGCGATGGCTAGTGTTGGCGCACTGGCCATTTTTCTTTTGTACCACTCTTGTTTTACTGTGAGTTCCAAGGCGAGTAGCAATGCTGGATCATTACGAAACTCGGCACATAACTTTCTCACTTCACTTGCTTTCATTAAACGGCTTGCTGAAATGACAAAATACATTACCACCACTCCTTTCGTGATTGTTCCAAGCGTTTGTTCATTTCCTTTTTCCATCCAAGCAACGCTTTGCCATATTCGCTGTTAAGCTGACCTTCCCGCGAGAGTCGTAAAAATTCACTTGTGTAAAAATGAATCGCTTCGACGTCCGTCATTTCCGCTAAATTCGGTAACTGAATCATTTGATTTTCCCCCTTTGTCATTTTCGAATAAATCCTTTCGTCTGCAATTTCGTACGATGCTTTTGCCACATTTTGAGCCACGAAAAACCGTAATCGACACATATAACCGCGACATATTGCGTGAGCGCTACAATCGCGTCAATCGCTTGCAAAATCGCTTCTTCCAAGTGCTGTTTGTCGTACTCCCTAATCGCCCGAGGATGATTCGCTACACATACACTTTCAATCGCTTGTAGCGCTTCAGTTAGTTCCTCTTTCGTTTTCATCGCCACGCTTGCACGGTGTAGATCGACCACCTCACCGTCCAGCTTCACTGGTCCCCATCCTGTGTATTCCGCCGCTGCCTCTAATGCCACCCACGGATTGTTATGCTTTTCGGTGAAATATTTCGATATGTTCGGTTGTACCCGATACCGTCCGTTTTCTTGCTGGGAAACCGCTTCGCGAGATTCATAGATTTCAAACGAAAGCTGTTGTTGTGTCATCCCTGTCGCCTGCCGCGCCGCTTTCACCGCATCGGCCGCTCTACCACGTTTCATTGTTTGTTCTCCCCCTTCTACCATCACCATTGAGAATGGCATGTTATAGTATCATTAGAACAGGCTCATTGAGCAATCGGTGTTTTTGTGTTTTTGTTGGTCTTTGTTTCTTTTCTCATGAATATGTCGCGGAAATACTTTTGCAAGAACTCTTCCATACGCGATGCGATGAAGCACCATCGCTCTCCTTTTTTCTCTGGGTAATACACAAATCCACCGTTTTCTAAATCAAGCATTTGCCGATAGCGCGGATGCAAAAGGATGTTCTCTTTGAGCCAATCCTCGCTATATCCTGTGCGTTCTTTGAGGTCTTGCATCGACCACCAAATTTTATCCAATTCGCTCTACCTCCTTGTAGGAATTTCCTCCCTTCATGTCGAATAATGGCGGTGAAGGGAGGGGATTATCATAATGGACATCAGCCATTTGTTTAAAGGGCAAAATTTAGAGTTGTCTTGTCCTAAGTGTTCTGAAAAAATCACATTTGACGCATCTAAAGCTTTTAAATCAAACAGTTCTATTTCTTGTTCAAGATGCGGCACAACCATCAAACTGGATAATCAGGACGCGATCAGAGACGTTGAAAAACAACTCGGGCGCTTAAAAGATCTTTTTAGTTAAGCCTTATCCTTAACGACAGTGGAGTAAAGAAGTTGAATAACTCTATCAAATTCCTCTTTGCTCCACCCTTTTTCTAAGGCGTACTCTGTGAGCATTATGGCATTTTGTAGTGTACTGTTGATTTGTTGCCAAGCGGGAATCGACTGAACATCGACTACAACTGTTTTCAGTTGTTTGTTTGTCATTCCACTCACCTCCTTTTTCGTAGAATGAGTGAATGTAGACTTATAAAAACTCACCACGTCTTCTAAGTTCGTACCTAATGAAGTCCATAAAGTCACTGTCACTTATTTTTTCTTGTTTCTTTATCTCTAAGAGCGTCTGAACCGCTTCAGATGTTCTTATCTTTCGTAACTCATACGACAACCGATCGTAAACTTTAACACCATCGCCTTTTTTCAATTGATCTAAAACTTGGCGAATGCGATCTGTTTTGTTTTGTTCAACATGCCGTTCGATGTTGTCAAAGCATTGCTCGCTCGTCATTCGCTTTCACCTCCTTTTATGTCGTGGGGATTGAGTTGTTGATGAGAAAAGACACAATGGAAAATTCCATTTCAATCCCCTCCTTGTAGGAATTTCCTCCTTCTTGTCGAATGACTACGTCAGGAAGGAGGTGAAAATGGTGGATATTCAACTAACTAAAGATGCTGATGCTTTGATTTGTCTTCTTTACAAACAATACTGCGCTAAACTAAAAGACGGTGTTCCGAAATCACAAGCTAAAATGTTTGGAAGTTCAGAAGACATCCATCAGACGATCGCACCTAAATGGTCTTTTGAAAATGTAGATGAAACGTGCCGTGAACTACACCGCGCTGGTCTAATCGAATGTCGTTATGGAGACGACATCGTTTGGTTTGTACAGCTCAGTGACCTCGGCGTCATCTACATGGAAAATCGCTTCAAAGAGGGTCTCAAAAGTGTGTTAGAGTATCTGAACAAAATTCGAAACGTCTTACCCATCTAATGTTTTTAAAAAGGATACGGTTTGTCTTTCACGTCTAGGAATCTCGCTTTGAGCTTTTCAAGTGGGGTTTCCCGAATATATTGTTCAGACAAGACCCACGCTGTCCCATAATGGTATTTCATTGGTTGCGGAAACTCTTTAATACCGACTGCTTTCATCCATTGAAGCTTCTCTTCAGGAAGCGAAGAATCAAGCACGTATTGTGCCAGTAAAGTGATCACACCTTTGTATGAAACAGCTGATGTTTCCTCGCAGCCGCTACGGATTTGATTTCTTAAGCGATATAGTTGCCTTTGACTGCACCCAAGCGTTTCGGCTAGCTCATGCGCTGGAAGAGTAAGAACGAGTTCTTCAAACTTACGGATGAGCTCTTGCTCTTTCTCTGACACTCCATTCACCTCCGTTCATGTCGTGGAGATTTTAAGGGATCAAATTCAACAACTGAATTAACATGTGCGCTGTCTCCTTATGGGGACGGCACTCTCTCCAACGTGCGGTTCTCAACTTCCCTAATCACGTTTTTGATCTTAGCCGCACCACGCTCATAAATTAAGCGATGTAGCATACGTTCAACTTCAGTTCCGTCTTTTTTCACTTTGCCATGCTCCCAAAGAGCTGCGGTCAACTCACTTACCGTCTTTGCATTGCTTAGAACGCTTTGAACCCATTTGTCAGATTCTTGTTCAACATACTGTTCGATGGTTTGAAGAATTTGCTTTTCATCCAAGCATTGCTCGCTCGTCATTCGCTTTCACCTCCTTTTATGTCGTGGGGATTGAGTTGTTGATGAGAAAAGACATAATAGAAAAATTCATTTCAATCCCCTCCTTGTAGGAATTTCCTCCTTCTTGTCGAATGGCTATGGCAGGAAGGAGGTGATAACAGTGAACAAAATGGATATCGAGCGAGAGCTAGATAAGTCGTTGGATCGGTTTACGCAAGAAATCAATTTCATCCTAGAAACTTCCGATTTTACGGAGAGCCAAAAAGAAAACTTGCTTTTGATGATGAAACATGTATTTTATACGTTCAGCGATTTTAAAAATGTGATTAAAAGGCTAGGGTAG